TTTATAATTGGAATGGTTCAGCTTGGGTGTCCGAATAGGAGACTCAAATGGCCAGATCTAATGGCGGTATAATTGGTAAAAAGAATTACACTTCTTTCGGGAAGTGTAAAGTTACAGCTAGAACATCTACAGGAAATGTATGTGCTCAAGCTGCAACTAATGTTATTCAAGTTGCTATAGTATCTGGTGGTGGAGGTGGTGGTGTAAATGGTGGCGGTGGTGGAGCTGGTGGACTTTTAATAAAAACTATAAACGCTTCAGGAGCAATACCTATTACAATCGGTGGTGGTGGAGCTACTGCATGTGATGCTAATGATTGGGGGACAAAAGGAACTGCAAGTAGTATTGATGATGTATGTGGAACTACACACGCATCGATAGGTGGCGGTGGCGGTCAAAGTCAAAACGTAGGAGATGATCCATCATCAGCAGATGATGGCGGATCTGGTGGTGGCGGCGGATATAAAGAAGGTCCAGGACCAAAAGGAATTGGAACAGCTTGTCAAGGAAATAACGGTGGAACAGGTATGGGTAATAGCTCACCATACTCTTCTGGTGGTGGAGGAGGAGCTGGGGCCGTAGGAGCCGATGGAGGACCAGGTGGTGGTGGAGATGGTGGAGCTGGCTCTGATATAAGTCCAACTTTTCCAGGTGCACCCAATAGTGGAGTTTATGCTGGTGGAGGTGGTGGTGGAACTCGTCCTCCAGGTTGTTCATCTAATGGTGGTACAGGTGGCGGTGGAGCTGGTGGTGATGGATCCCCAGCAGTTGGAACAGCAGGAACAGCAAACACTGGCGGTGGCGGTGGTGGCGGTGGTTTTAGACCTAGCCCATCATTAAGTGGTGCTGGTGGACAAGGTGGTTCAGGAATTGTAGTATTAAAAGAAATAAACAAAGCAAGTGGTGTATGGAATTTAAAAACACATTATTCAAAATTAAGAGAGTCAAATGTAACATGGCCTAAACCAACTTTAGCACCTTTTTCAGCAGATTATTTAATAGCTGGAGGTGGAGCTGGAGGTGGAGGCTCATATGGAGGTGGTGGAGGTGCCGGTGGATATCGTGCCACTGGTTATGGTCCATCTCCTTTACGAGGATCAGCTGCAACATTATCACCTGGTTGTTATACAATAACTATTGGTGGCGGTGGAGCAGGTGCTACTGCAAACAATGCCGCTGGAGTAAGTGGATCAAACACAGTTGCTTTATGTATTACATCCGCTGGAGGTGGAGGTGGAGCACCAGCTGATGGAGGTGGTGCTATAACAGGAACTGCGGGTGGATCTGGAGGTGGAGGTGCAACAAGTACTGGTGCAACGGCTTCAGGTGGAGCAGGTAATACACCTCCTGTAAGTCCCCCTCAAGGTAATGCTGGTGGAAATGGTACTTCAGATAATGCAAGTTACAGATCTGGTGGTGGCGGTGGTGGTGCAGGAGCAGTAGGACAAGCTGGAGGAAACAATACTGGTGGAGCTGGTGGAGCTGGTGTTCCAAATACTATTACTGGATCTGATGTATCAACAAATGGCGGTGGAGGAGGAGGTGTATATGGACCAAACCCTGGAAACGCTGGAGGATCTGGTGGTGGAGGTACTGGTGGTAATCAGTCAACACCTGGTGGAACAGCTGGAACTGCTAACACAGGCGGTGGCGGTGGTGCTTCGATATATGATGTTAATGCGGCAAATGGTGGATCAGGATTAGTAGTTGTTAGAATACCATCAACTGCAGCGCCAGCTATTTCTGTTTCTCCTGGAACAAATACTAATACAGCGCAACCAGATGGAACTACTGTTGCTAGATTTACAGTGACAGGGAAATTAACTGTAGCTGAATTTCCATAAAAATTGACAATTTCTTAGAAATAGCTATATTGTTTTTATGGTGGTAAAAGAAAGAATATGCAATTAACAAACTATTATTGGTATTTTAAATCAGCAATACCTTTACGTATTTGTGATGATATTGTTCGTTATGGAAAACAATTACAAGATCAAATGGCGGTAACAGGTGGATTTGGTAATAAAAAATTAAATCAAAAACAAGTTAAAGATTTAAAAAAGAAAAGAAACTCTGATATTGTTTGGATGAATGATAGATGGATATATAAAGAAATACAACCTTACGTTCATCAAGCAAATGCAAGTGCAGGTTGGAATTTTCAATGGGATTTTTCTGAAGCTTGTCAATTTACAAAATATACAAAAGGCCAGTTTTATGATTGGCATTGTGATGGTTGGGATAAACCTTACATGCGAGAAGGTAATGATCCATCAAATGGTAAGATAAGAAAGCTATCTGTAACAGTTACATTATCGGATCCTAAAGACTATAAAGGTGGGGAATTAGAGTTTGATTTTAGAAACCTAGATCCAGATAAAAAAAGAAATATTGTTAAATGTAAAGAGATATTACCTAAAGGATCCTTAGTAGTATTCCCTGGCTTTGTGTGGCATAGAGTGTGTCCAGTTAAAAAAGGCACAAGACATAGTTTAGTAATATGGAATTTAGGATGGCCTTACAAATGAGCTTTCCAAAGCAATTACAATTAGAAGAATATTTTAAATGTCCAATATGGGTTGCTGATGAATCTAAATATGTTAAAAAATTAAATAAAGCATCTGATAAATACATAAAAAAATCACAAAAAAATTTAAAAAAAGATATAGATAAAAGAAACAAAAAGTTTGGTGACAAAGGTGATATGGGCCATGTGTTTCATTCAACATCTTTAATTGGTGACCCTAAATTTAAAGAATTACAAGACTATATAGGTGCAACTGCTAATAATTTATTAATTGAAATGGGTTTTGATTTAACTAATTACACTGTATTTATTACAGAAATGTGGGTTCAAGAATTTGCAAAACAAGGTGGAGGACATCACACATTACACACACATTGGAATGGACATATTTCTGGTTTTTATTTTTTAAAGGCAAGTGAACGAACATCTATGCCTTTGTTTGAAGATCCAAGACCAGGCAATATGATGAATCTTTTACCAGAAAAAGATAAAACAAAAGTGACTTATGCAAGTTCTCAAATTAATTATAGGGTTAAACCAGGTAGAATGATTTTTTTTCCATCTTACATGCCTCATCAATATGTGGTAGATATGGGATATGAGCCATTTAGATTTATACATTGGAACTGTCAGGCAATTTCTAACGGAGTATTAAATGTCAAAAACAAATGAAGGTATGAAAAAAGCAGTAATTAAAACTATATTAGAAACTAATACATTAAAAAATAAACCAAATTTTATAGATAATTTTATAAAATCTAAAATGCAACTGAAAGGAAAAAATGTCATTAAAAAAATCGGTGTTCCAAAAAAATAAATATAGTGTTTTAAAAGGAGCTATATCTAAAGAAATTGCAGATTTTGCTTTTGCTTATTTTTTAAACAAAAGAAAAGTTGCTAGATTTTTATTTGATCAAAGGTACATATCTCCTTTTACTGAATATTTTGGTGTATGGAATGATGAGCAAGTGCCAAATACATATTCTCACTATGGTGACTTAGTTATGGAAACTTTGCTACAAAAAGTAAAACCTGTTATGGAAAAACATACTAATTTAAAACTTTCTGAAACTTATTCTTATGCAAGAATTTATAAAAAAGGAGATGTGCTAGCTAGACATAAAGATAGATATTCCTGTGAAATATCCACTACACTGAATTTAGGTGGTGATCCATGGCCTATATATCTTGATCCAACAGGTAAAAAAGGTCAAGCAGGTATTAAAGTAGATTTAAAACCAGGAGATATGTTAATATATTCAGGATGTGATTTAGAACATTGGCGAGAAGAATTTAAAGGCGAAAATTGTGGCCAAGTATTTCTACATTATAACAAAGCTAACTCTAAAGCAGCCAAGGAAAATGAGTTTGATAAAAGACCATTTTTAGGCTTGCCTGCATGGTATAAAAGCTTTAAATTATCTAAATAATATAGTAGAATAATATTCTGGCGGGAGATTCCACCACACCATCTCCTGCCTGAATATTATAGGTAATTTATGTTACAAAAAATTAATATACAACCAGGAATTAATAAACAAGTCACAGCAACGGGTGGCGAGGGTCAATGGGTTGATGGGGACTATGTGCGTTTTAGATATGGTTCGCCCGAAAAAGTAGGTGGTTGGGCACAGTTAGGAGATATAACTTTAACTGGCAGAACAACTGCTATGCACCAATTCGTTAATTCAGATGGTATTAAATATTCAGCATTAGGAACAAATAGAATTTTATATGTGTATTCAGGAGGTGCATTTTATGATATTACTCCTATTAAAGCTACAACAACATTAACAAATGCATTTACAACAACACAAAGCGATGCAACAGTCACGATTACGTTTTCATCTGATCATAATATTTCTCAGTATGATATTATTAAGTTGGATAATTTTACCGCTATTACCGATTCTGACTTTAGTTCTAGTGATTTTGATGATAAAGTATTTATGGTTGCAACCGTCCCTACTTCAACAACG